CGAAAAGGCTTGATGGTAGTTCGCGCTTGGGGAGGCTGGCGTACCTGCCGAATAAAGACGGATATTGAAGGTGGTGAGAGGCGAGCTTGTCGGTAAGATTGCGTTTTCAGGCTTGAACGTCCATTGGATCATCCCGTTGGTGACGTCCACCGGGGTCGACAAGATCGTTTTCGAGACAAGCGTGCTCGTGCCGCCGTTGAACGTCTCCTGAATAGAGGTCGACCCATAGGGACTGTCCGGGTCGGCAACGTCGGCCGCACTCCCGATAAAATTGTTCTGGATGTCCGCCGTCGTGCGGAAATCGGCCAGCGTCGTGTAGGGGAACGACGGATACCGGAAGTCCCCTGCGCGCACTCCCGCAATGGCGCCGGACCTGCCAAACCCTGCTCCTAGTTCGCCGAGTCCGAGAGCGGCTACCGGCTGGCCTAGTGCGGTGTAAGCCGCGATAGTTACAAGCGCCGCGAGGGCTGCAACCCAGCTAAGAAGATTGCGGCGCCGCATCATCAAGGCCTCAGAATGAAGGCGACCTTCTTGCCGCCTGTGACCTTGTAGTAGACGAGCAAGCCGGCCGGGATGGTCATGTTGCTTGTGGTGGCTGTTGGGCTCGTGCCGTAAGCCATCGCCGATTGGGTGTCGCAGGAAATCTGGATCATCTGGGCATCGCCGGAAAAGGCGGCGGATTGAGCGGATGAACCCGAGGTGGTGATTGGAGACTGGTCGGTCACCAGCGCATCCAGATCGGCGACCTGGACCCCACTCGGAGCATAAAGCCGAAATTCGGTGACATTGCAGGTGGAGGCCATCGCCCCGAGGCACGACAGCACGAGCAAAAGACTGGCGGCGAAGAGGCGTTTCATCATGGTGTCTGTCCCTGTGATCCGCTGTCAGCGTGTGGCGGATAGGAACGTGTCGCAACGCACCTCAGCGGTTCTCGGGCTTCTTCTTCATTTCGATGCCAAAGGCATTAGGCGGCTTTCATGCGGCGCTGGTTGGCCCGCTGCTGCTCCCGGGTTGCCCAGCGGACGTTGCCCGGCTCGTAGTTGCCGTCATTGTCCGGATACCGGTCCAACGAGTATTCCGGCCCGGGGCGACGCCCTACGTCCTCAAGGAAGGCTGCGTAGCTTTCCATCCATCGAGCGCACACCGTAATTCCGCGACCGCCATAAATCTCGTATCGCTCGCAATTTGGATTGGTGCAGCGGTTCTTCATGCTGGTCCAAGCGACGTACTCCGGTACCGGCTTGTTGCCGCGATTGTCGCCATGCTTGGTCCGCACTCGCTTGGCCGTGTCGCCGATCAAGCAACCGCAGGACCGAGATGCGCCAATCCGCAGGCTCGGGCCGTCCACGATCTTTTCAGCGCCGCATTCGCATCGGCAACGGTATTTGCGGCGCTCGCCGGGAATGCTGCAATCCTCAACGACCATCCATCGCGTGAACTTTTCCCCGATCTGGATGCGCGGTCTTGGGGAACTCATTGCGGTTTCGCCTTCATTGGAATTCCGAACGCATTATTTACGCCCTCCTCGACTTTATCAAAAAGCCCGCGAACGTAGAAAAGATTTTGCGCGGCAATCATCCTTCTCAACGCTTTTGTATCGCCCTCATTCCAATCCGCGCGGCCGAGAGCGCTGGTGACCTTCAGCACATTTTCGACTTTGCCGGCTGACGGCCCCAGAAGCTGATCAAACGCCGAACGGCTCGCATAGCGCGACAGGGGTTTTCCAGCCCCGAGAGTCCGATAGATATCCACAGACCCGCCCGTGGTCTTGGAAGCAAGGGCATTGCCCCATTCCATCCATCCAAGAATGTTGCCACGGCTCACCGCTTCTTTGACCCAATCCGCCGGCTTGTCGCTTACTGGCGAGCCGCCTGTCATGGAATTGATCTTGTACGAAAGCATGCCGAGGCCAAGGGAGAACATGAGGCCCTGCATTACCTGGGCATCTCGCCGTTGCAGCCCAGAGATCAGGATTCTTTGATGTGCGGCGGCCGTGTAGCCCTGAAACTGCGTGAGCACGTTGAACACCGGATTGCTCATAAGCAACGGCTTTTCTTGTCCCGGCGTGACGACAGCCATGTTTACTGCGCGAGCTAGAGCCCCCTCAAATGCTTCACGTGCCGACTTGTCTTTCCAATTTGCACTATTCGACAAATGAACACCGTCAACAATTTGGCCACCGCCATCTCCTGACCACGCTTTATGAATCCGATCGGCGAGTTGCGGCGTAATATTGCTTTCACCAAGCAGGCGCAGTTCTCGCTCAGATAGAGCGGCTCCGGTGGCTACCTTCTCCGATGCGCGAAGTATGTTGGCCATCGCGACTGTACCGGCCACTTTCTTAGCCCAGTCAGTCCACTGTGCCAGCATTGAGACGAGCTGAAACCGGCTTGCACCCCATTGAAGCGTGCGCTCAAGGCGCGACTGTGGGTGAACGCTATCCATGATGTCAGAGATTTCATGATGGCGGCTTGCAAGGAACGTCTCGTTTGCAAGTCCCATTGCCTTCAGTTCAGACCCGGCAAGCTTAAAGCCCTCCGCTCCCATGAGCGAACGCGCCCATGGCAAATAACCGTCCGCGAATGCCGACGAAACGCCGTGATGGAAGATCGCGCCGGCGGCATCTGGCAAAGAGGACAATGCCGAAACGCCCATCGAAATTGGAACGTTCAAACTTTTGATCGCAGAGACCACGCGCGCGGCGTTTGGCATGAACGCCGATACGTCCATTCCGTAAACCCCGCGGAGGCGGTCTCTGACAGCAGCTAGGTCGCGCATCACCGTGTTGCGCTCGCTCGCGAGCTTCTCACGATCTTTCTGACTTTTTGTCGTGTCGGTAAATTGCGCATAGTGGTCTTCTGTCTTTCGGAATGCCTCCGTCATTTCGACGTCGCCAAAACGCTCTGCCAGCAGAGTGTCAGGAACAACGGTTCGCATCCAACGATTATTGACGTGCTCAATGTCCGTTTCGATGAAATCGCGGATCAGGTTGGTGGGAATTGCAAAGTCACGTGCCAGCATCGAACCACGCAGGTTATCGCCCATCAAAGGGCCGCCAGCATGGCCGATGCGCGGGCCGCCTGATGCGATGTCGTAGTTGAACCGGCCAGCGGGCGAGCCGATGATGTGATTTACGATCTCGTGCGCCTTCTCGCGCAGTTCCTGCGTCGATAGATTACGCTCTGACTCGATGATGTCCTTGACGGCCCGTTCGATTGCCTTGTCGGCTGACGTTAGACGTTCATTCTTCCCCTTGTAACTGCCCTCCGCCTTCTTTTCGTCCCTGAGTTTTTCAGCGTCGGTGCGAGCCTTTAAGGCTGCCTTGGCTTCAGCGGTTGTCTTCCCTTCCCAATTGGCAATCTCCTCCTCAATCGCCTTGCGCGCGCGGTCTTGCTGTGCGGCGGCCTTGACCAATTCTTCCTGATGCCCTGGCCGGAAAAGGTCGTCGTCCCTCATCTTCGCCAGTTTGGCCGAGGTTTTTTCGATAGTCGACGTGGCTTCATCAAGCTGTTGCTTCAATGCGGCAATGCGTGTCTGAGCCTGCGCCTTTTTCCCCTGATCGGCCGCTAAATGGCTGGTGACGATATTGGTGAATTCCGGCCGCTGGGCCTCGATTTTGGCCTTGTCAAATATATGCGGGAAATAGGATTGACCGTCGTCAAATTCCTTTCGCTTGAAACCCTCAATGGCCTTCTCGGCCCGCTCGCCCCAAGAAGCCTTTTCATTGCGCCAGAACTGAGCGACTGCCTGCACTTGGGGGATTTCGTGCTGGTCGCCATTCATGGCAGCGATCGAAACTTCTCGCTTGAATTCCTCGACTGATAGCTTTCCCTCTGGTCCACGGCCGGCGAAACCCTCGATCCCGGCCCGCGCACGCGGAAAGGCCTTTTGCTCGCCATAACGGTATTCCGAATACTGGCGGTCGATCATGTCGGCCAATTTGATCCGGTCTTGGTCGATCCCGAGCCTGGCCTGTATCTCGACCGGGGGGCCGCCCATCAGGGTCGTGGACTCCCCTTTCAGGTTCTGCTCGAACAGCGACGGAACATCGGCGAGTTCGGCCATGGCCCGCTTCGCCGGCGCGGCCGTTGATTTGAACACCCGAGATAGCGGATCGAAGGGGAGCTTCTCCAACCCTAGAGCCGACACTGGCTTGAGTTCCCGGGTATCGGCTGCCGCTGCGCCTACAGAGGCGGCCTGAGCGGCCCCGGCCGGTTCGTTGGCATTGACCGCCGCCGGGGCTGGCGACTCTCCAAGGGCTTCTCTGGCCGTTGGCGGTGCCTCTCCGGTCGACGGGTTGCCCGCGTGCGCGTTCATCTCGGACCGGTCGGCGTGCAGCGCGGTTTCCGCCGCCACGCGCTCGGTTGGCGACAGCAGCCCTGCGGCGGCGCCACCGATCAGCGCGGTCAGCAGCGTGCCACTGGCGACGTTGAGGGCCGATTCCTCGAACGTCCGGGTCTGCTGACTGGCGTGCAGCAAAGCTTCCTGGGCCGCCGTCTGTATCAGACCGGCCTTGCCGAGCTCGACCGCCGCCTTCGTGAAGGTCAGGCCACCTTTGACCGCATCCAGTGCCACGCCGCCAGGGAGCAGCATGGTTGGATCCAGCGTGCCCGCCATGGTCTGGGCGATGAACCCGATCTTGCCATTGGCAGCCAATAGCTTCTGGTCAGCGGTCTCGGTGTCGATCTGGCTTTTGATCGACTGGGTTTCCGCCGGCGATTGAGAACCGATGAACTTGTCGCCGTGTTCGAGGAAATAGTCCGGCTGCTTCCACGATTTGATGTCGTCCAGCGGGTTGTAATCCGGCTGCGGAGTGAACGAGCCGGAGTTGCGCATGTACTGGATCGCCGAGACGACGCTGTTCGATTGCCGGAACGCGGCGCCAAATACGGCCTCGCCGCCGTCAGTGATCGACGGCTGTGCCTGTGGCGGAACACCCTGTTCCGTTCGAAGCCCAAAAGCCGGGTCCGGGGCGACGTCGATTGCGGTCATGGCTGCGGCATCCCGCTCATGATGCTGTTACGGCTGGCCTCGACGTTCTTCCGCCGCTGTTCGAGGCCCGCGCCATATTTGGCGATATGATCTGACGGATCGAATGCAATCCGGCTCGGGATGATGTCCAGCGTGCCGTCGGCCTTCTTCACCGCGACCTGATAGGACGGCGGCCGACCGGCGGCGATCTCCGCCTCGGTCTGCTTGTCGGCGATCATGCCGGCGACGGACCAATTAGGCGACTGCATCACGCCGCCGATGCCGGCCTCGAGAGATCGTCGGCCGCCTCCGCCGCCCTGTTTGAACGACGTGGTGTCCTTTTCGATGAAGCCGTGCATCTGCTGATAGCGGGCTTCCGCCTCGGCTTCGGTATTGTAGGAAGGAAACTTGTCCCATCCGATTTGCTTGACCTTTTCGACCGCCGCAGCAGCAGGATCAGCGGTGCCCTTGTCCCAGAGAATTTTCCCGTCAAAGACGGTTGGGATCGTATAAAACCTGCCATCGTGCTCGGCGGTCGTTTGAAACAGCGTCGCCCGCGTGCCGTCGGGATTGTCCACGCCACCAGGACCAGTCAGGTTCGAAAGGTGACGCTGATAGAGTGCCTTTTCCTCTGGCGTGAGTTTCATCGCGGCATCGGCGGCGGCGAGATTCGAGGAGAAGGATTGGCCCGACGCTGGTCCCACCTTGCTCTCTACCCATTTCGTAAGATCGGTCTGCATCCAGTCGTGGGTGCCGCCAATGGCCGGATAGGACCGCTCGGGCGGATTGCGCATGACTTGGTTGCCGGCCGTCTGCGATACTCCCCAGGTCGAGCCCAGCCGCTGCACAGCGAGATCGGAGGCCTTGTCGGCATCGACGCCATAGGACCGCAGCGCGGTATAGGTGGCCTTGTAATCGGCTACCAATGCCCCGCCGGTGATGCTGTCAAACGGGACCGCTGGCGTCGCACCGGTCACCACGTTGGCGATCCGCGACAGGAGCGGTATGCCCCACGATGAACCGAGCTTGTAGGCCATGTCGGAAGGTGTCATCGATTTCGTCTCGGCTTCCGCCGCCGTCTTGGCTTCCTCGCGCGCCTTCGCGGTTGAAGGGTCGTCGGACATATTCAGCTTTTCAGCCAATTCGGGGCCATTGAAGCTGCCCTTGAGCGCCTGCCACGCCTGCAGCTTCGTGATGGCTGGCGCGCCCAACGTCTTTTCGGCCTCCGCCGCATTGTCGCGCCAGAGCCGGTCGACCACCGACATGGCCGTGGACATCTTGACCGGATCCTTGCTGGACTGCATCGAGGTCAGGCTGTCAGTGAACCCCTTCTGATCCAGCAACGTTTTCATGTCGTCGGGCTTGAGCGAGCCAGCAATCGACGCCAGAACGCCCGCCCCTTGCGGCCCCTCCAAGGCGGCCTGCAGTTGCGGCATCTCGTCCTTGTCGAGCACCGGCGGGGCCGGTGAATGATTCATTGAGGCGATGCGCTGCGAGGCCGTCAGGCGCTGTTGCAGCGCGCCCGGGATACTCTCTGGCTTGCCAGGATCTATCGGCGCTACCGGGGCGATCCAGCCCCGCGTGGCGGCTTCCTGATAGGGATGCTCGGCGAGAGCCTTCTCCGATTTGCTGTACTGGTCGAAGAACGCCGCGGCGATGTTGGCCTGGTGCTGATCCGATCCGTTCGCGGCAGCGCGGTACTGCGCTATCACCTCGTCACGCTCCGTTTTGTCCATCGATGCCAGCGCGCCCGCTGCCAGCATTCCCTGGGTCTTTTCCGCGATGGGGCCGAACTTCTCGGGATATTGCTGGCCAGTCTGCATGACCAGCGCGACGTCTTCCGGTCGTGGCAAAAGACCGTTCGCCGTCAGCTTCTCGATCCCGGCTGCCGCCTGAGTTGCGGACTGGATTCGCAGGCTTTCGTCGGCAGCGACCGTGCGGACGTAGGCTGAACCGAGGAACGGATTTCGCTGCAAGTCGGTAGCCGTGAAACCCGGCCCGCCGTTAGCCGAAGGTGCGATAGCGCGCGCCGGCTGGCGTCCGCCGGGCAGCGATGACCATTGACCGGATAGCTGCCGCGGCACATCCGAGATTGCCGCCTGATCGCCGGACCGCAGCGTGGTCAAGAGATCGCGCCCGGTCTTGGCCTTGTATTCGGTCTGGGCCAGATCCCACGCTGCGGCGTCCTGGCTCTTGGGCGAGAAGTCGGTCAAGCCGAGCTTCTTTGCCTGCTGGTCCCAGGTCGAGCCGATGAACTGATACCGACCGGCCGCCGAGGATGTCTTGCCGACGTCGGGACCCGAGGTGATCGGCTCATCGATGCGCGGGTGATCGGCATAGCCCTGAAACTGCTTGCCGCCATATCGAACATCGTATCGACCACCCGACTCTGGGCCGGCGATGTGGTCGAGCAGCGCTCGGCCCTCCGACGGGATATCCGTGTTGACAGCACCGATCGGCTTGATCCCAAGCGTCTCTGCCTGAATGGTCTGCGGCAAGGTCTGGATGCCGGACAAGCTCATGCGGGCATGGACTGACGCCGTGATCCTGTTGGCGCCTTCGCTATCGCCACGATCGATGGCCTGCTTTACGGCCATGCCGATCACAGGGTCCGTAGTCTTGATCGTGCCGTTGGCGATATTTGTTTCGAGTTCGGAAACGTCTTTCCGCCCGGCGTCGATCTTCTCTTTTGCATCCGCCGACAGAAATTGCAGGCGCGCCAGCCCATGGGCATAGAGCCGGTTGCGATCGACTTCGCTCAGATTGGGGTTGGCAAGGATGCTTTCGTTCAGCGCCTTCTGCGCTTCGCCCTTGCCCTTTTTGGTGAAGGTCTCGTCGATATGGGCGACGATTGCCTCGCCTTGCAGCAGATTGTGGAAGTTCTTGACCTCCAGATCGATCTGATCCTGCGGCATCCGGAATAGCGGATTGGTGCCGAGCGCCTGATAGGACGCATCCATACGCGCGATGGCCGCCTTGAATTCAGGCGTATCGGTGCCGCCTGGCTGGCGCGCGAGGCCCTGCAGAATGTTCTTCTGGTCGGCAATGTTGGCTTGGATAGACTTCTGCTGATTGGTGATGTCGATATTGGCCGACGTATTCGTGATCGCATTGTAATGCTGCGTCTGGGCTTGATTGACTTGCTGGCTGATCGCCTCCCCGACCTCACCACCGCCGTGCTGCTGCACGTAGGTAGCCTTCCATGCCTCAGCAGCGGCCTTAAAGCCGACCGGATCGGTCGGGAATTTCTGATGCAGGCCGTTCATCTCTTCCGAGATGACGTTGCCGTGCTGGGCGATCGTCCCTGCCATGACAGCCGCATGGTATTGTTCGCCGGCACGGCCGAAGATGACCGAGTTAGCCGGATTGACGACGCTGACCGACCCATCCTCGTTTAGCGTCACTTTCTGGTTTTGCAAATCTTCCGCGGCTTGTTCCTTGGCCTGCTTGGTTGCAATGTCCATCTGGGCATCGGCGACCTTTGACAGCGCGTTCGCCATCATGTCGGTCGAGCCAATGATGTCGCTCCGGGAGACCGACGATTGCGGCGCAGTCGAGGTGACGATGCGGTCAGGTACTGTTGCGAGTTCGACCATCAGCCTGGCACCGGCAAGGACATTCCAGCAATTCCTTTCGCGATCCCAGCGGCCGCGCCGATCTCTCCGGCGAACAGAGCGTTATCGGCGGCCGAGCGATAATACGCGGCATCCGCCCTTTCCTGCCGGGCCTGCGCAAGAATGCTATCAACCGCGATTCCGCGCTGGTCGTTGCCGATGCTTTCCTGGTTATCTCGGAAAGCGGCCCCGGTGGGTGATGATGGGTCGGCATTCGCCGCAGCGCGCACCGCGTCGATATTGCCGAGCGTCTGGTTCAGGCTGCGGGTCATCTGGCCGCCGGTCTGTACGGCTTTCAGTTCCCCGTACTTTGCCGCCTGCTCCAGTTTTGCCGCCTGGAAATTATCAGCCGCCGCCACGCCCTGCGATTGCAGAATCGTCGCATAGGCCTGCAGACCGATCGAAGCGAGCGAGTTTCCGCCTGCCGCCGATGCACCCGATGCACCCATTATTGCACGTCCTTCATAGGGTGATTTCCATGGATATTTCCGAGATCATGAGCGGTCCCGGAGTGTCCTTGATGATGGCGGCGCGCGGATCGTAGGAGAGGCCCGACGGGCGCCATAATTCTGTACTTTCCCGCAAAGTCGGCGGCTTTGTCGCATCGTCGCCCGCATTCCACGCAGGAATGCGGCGAGTGTTCATGACGGTGCCGAGGGCCGGTGATGTAGCGGTCTGCTTGGAACTGAACAGCTTGGCAAACAAGAAGCCAGATGAGTGCACGAAATAGGCAGCAAAGTTCGAGATGCGGCGGCGCATCATGCGCTGATGGACGTCAGCTCCTGGGCTTGCGTTCTGGGCAAATGGCTCGACGGTCAATGTCCATGGCTGGCCAGCGACCAGCGAGGCCAGGGTCAAATCCTCGCCGCCGTTGAACTGTGGGACGATGAAGCCATCAGCGTCGATCTGATAGATGCCCATGTAGCGCGTGGTCTGATCCATCAGGGCGACCGACTGCGAGGGGATGAACCACAACGGCCCCTTGCCGCCGGGCGGGGCGAAAGCGGAGGGCGCGGCGTTAACCGGCAACGCGCAATCGAGATATTGCGTGTCGTCGAGGATCTCCACGAGGCCGGCGCCGAAATAGGTCGCCGTGAACAATACGTCGAAGGCTGAGGCCGAGATCCAACTAACCGATCCCACACCGGACCATGGGCCCCAGCCGATCACCGGAAGACCGGTCTGCAGACTGTCCGGATTGTATTTTCCAACCGCTATCGATCCATCACCATTCAGGGCATAGGCGTAGCGTTCGTTGAACGAGCCGTCGGCGGATGGAGCCGCAATGCATTGAATCGAATTGAACAGATGCGCGTGGAAGTCGCTCAGGTTCTTGGTGTTGAACGGCCGCAGGTACGCACCGGTTGCGATCACCGCCATCATGCTATTCTGGCCGGCGTTCACATAAAGGATCGCTTCCTGCGAAAGCCGCGGCTGCACCTGCGCGGCACCATCCCCCGACAGTATCTGAAACCCAACGCTACCCGGCTTGAGCGGGTTGGTCGGCGAGATCGGGATGTAATAAATGCGCCGGTCGCAGAACACGAACTCGTTGCTCTCTGGTCCTGGCACCACAAAATAGACCTGCACCTTACCTGGCGCGATCTCAAATATTGCATTGTCAGGCGATGACGCATCATTGGCATAGAAATCAGTCGTTGAATTGATCGCCGTCCAACCGATCCCGCCAGGAACGGAGGAAAAATTGCAGAATCCGACGCGGAACTGGTCATTGAAACAGGACGCGGGATAGCCGCGAAAGTCGTTCATCACTTCATCGTCCCAGATCGTTACCGATTGCGGATTTCCGATTGCAGCCACGCTTGATGGCGTCAGGCCTCCGCCTGGTCCGGCGACGGTATCGGCGGTTGTAAAGGCCACGGTCTGATCACCGGCGCCTGGATTAAACGTTGCTGACGATGAACTGGTCGTCAGCAGTTGAACTGTAATCGTCTTGGCGCCGGCATTGATGGCGGTGACAACGCCCTTTGATCCGGTCACCGAACCAATCACGACGTCGCCGATGCTGAAACTGGTCGAAGGGTCAACACCAAAGGTCAGCACCTGGCTGCCAGGCAGCGATTCCTCCACCGTCGCGGTGATATGCGTCGAGTTGGTATAGCCGGTGATCAAAATCTGCCGAAACACGAACCGGATGCGGGCGCCGACCCATGAGGCCGTGAACAGAGGCGCCGACGCAACAATGGTGATCCCGGCCCCGGTCTGCGCAGATGGCTGGATGGCAATTCCCTGCGGGCTGATCCGATAGAACGGCGTCCGCTTCTGGTTGCCGATCAGCAACTCGGTATAGTCGGCGATGCTCCAAGTCGACACGCCATCCCATGTAATGACCTGGGGGCGCATGGAATGACCGAACGTGATCGTGATCGCCAGGCCAAATACCGTGTAGACGATCGACTGAATGTCAGCGCTTGACGCCCACGGCAGCGCGGCGCCGTTTCCCTGCAGCGTGAAATTGCCGACGGTTGTTCCGGTGCTGTCGATGATCTTGACCCGGCCGGCCGCGAACTGGATGTCGAAGATATTACCGGCCGAGATCGTAAAACGCTCGGTACGCGAGCCGCCATTCGTGATTGGATAGAGCGCGCGGCGTCCGGGGCGGTCCTGCAGACCGCCCGAATTCAGGATGCGGGCATTCGCCATCTGGCGAAGTCCGCCCTTGCGCGCGGGATGATCGTCAGCCCTTTTCAGGGCGACGTCGACTTCTCCGAAAGAAAAGTCCCGCTGCGATCCCTGGATTTGCCTCGGCATAGGTCACCTCAATTCGGGGTGCCCGTGCCAGACCAGCCGGGAGGCGTCTGCCGCCACGGCTTGCGGTTGCGCCGCACGGCCGTGTATCGCGAATTGAAAGCCGCCCGCTTCGGGCTCTGCATGTCGTGGCGGGCCTTGGCCTCGGCGAGCAAGTGCATACCTGCGGCCCAGAGCTTGTCCGCCTCGTTCGTGTCGGTGTGCATGCCGCGATAGATGCCCGACATGACGAATGCCTGCAGAGCCAGCACCACTGTCGGCGTGGCAAATGTCGGATCAGAATTGGTCGAGAAAATGCCCTTGATGGTGACGGGATAGGGCGTAGTCGGCGGATTCGGTGCCGGTGGCCCGCCTTGCGCGTTGACGACAAGCTGGTTATTCAAAAGCCCCCAGACGCACGGCCGATCGTTCATGCGCACCATGATCAGATGCACGAGGTCTGCCGGCAGCGGATAGGCGGTATCGAACTGATCGTCATCTGGCGCGATATCCGATGGCGCCAGCGTTCGCATGTCGGTCAGCCAAGACCACGGGTGGCTTTCGCAGACATAGGCCAGTCCGCGCTCGTAGGCGGGTGACGCGGCATTCCATTCCTCTGAGCCGTCATCGGCCACGGGCACGAGATTATCCCCGCACTGGGACAGCGCGGAGTTGATGATTTCGAGCTTCGATAAAGGCCATTCGAATGCTGCCATGCCTCACCTTCCGCCATCGACAGGTCGGCGCAACGCACCACGAAAAAGGCGGCCCATGGGCCGCCTTCCAGTTGCGTAGTCGCACCCTCAGAGGATTAGGCAGTTGCGGCATCCGGATCGCGCTTGGCGGCTTCGGCGGCAATGATCTCGTCCGCCTTGGCGGCGGTCAGGCCCTTGCGCTCGGCGCCCGTCAGGCGGATCGCCAGATTGATGCGATCGGTCGGCTTCATGTCTTCCCAGCCCTCGGGAATCTCGACCGTTGGGACGGACTTTTCGCCATCCTCCAACCAGGGCGTTTTGCTCCATTCGTCGGGATGATGCGAGACCGCCTGGTGTGCGTCGATCGCATACGGAAAGGTCACTGCGCCATCTGTCTTATGGTAGGCGACGGCGGACATGCTGGCGTCAATCTTGAGCGACATTGGGCATGGTCTCCTGTTATCGGCTGGCGTTCAGCGTGAAGTCGCCGAGGCTATTCGGCATCATACGTCAATCGCGGCCCGGCTGATCCATGAGGTCACAGTCACGGTCGGCGTGGTGCCCCCGATGATCACGCGAGCCTTGAGGTAGCGATAGTAGATGCGCTGCATCAGGTTCGTGAAAGGCAATTGAATGATGGTGCCAGCCAGATTGGTCGGGGGAATCGCAGGCGAGGCGCCGAGCAGGGTCGCGATCACCCGACCGGAGGACGCGGCCGCGATATCATGATAGGCCAGCAATTCGACATTGCCGTTGCCGAACGCGCTGTCGTTCGATCCGAGCAGAGCGAAAGCATAGGTCTCGTCGCCGCTGGCAACGTCAATCGCGGTGATGTCCAGATTGAAGATACCGTCGACCCGACCGACCGCCGAAACCGGCTTGGCGCCGCCGAGGTCGAGCAAACCGGAGTTTAGGTTGTTCAGATATCCGGTCGCGGTCAGGGTCTGGGTATCGGTGAACGCCGTCATCGCATCGAACGGACACGGGAAGGTCGTCACCTGAGAGGGGATCGCGAGGGCGGTCAAAGCCATGGAATTATCTCCTGTGGTCCGATCCGCTGGTTAGGCGACGATCGCGGCGTTGGTGATCGAGGTAAGGCGGGCAATCGCTTTCGGATGCTCGCGAGCGAAACCATAATCCCACTTGATGTGCGTGGAATCGAAGGGCTGACCGACCGTCGGGCCTTCCGGCATAACGGTCAGCGGTGTCTGCTCGATGGCGTAGAAACCGCCCGGGCGGAACGACACGCAGTAAATCGAGGACGTGACAGCCGAGCCGCCGCCGGCGGCGACTTCGGTGAAGGGCAGAAGATCCGGCGAGTCGTCGGGCTCATACCCGTACAGGATCGGCAGACCCTTGAACTTGATGATACGCCGGCCGAAATCGTCTTCCGCATAGGAGACGGTCTGGTTGACCAGCGTATTATTGCGGGCCGCGGCATCGAACTGGGGCATAAGACCCCGCGGAACGATCCAATGGGTCGGCTTGTTCACGCGCCAGTAAAGCGCGTCCATGTTGGCCAGCGAAAGAGCCGCGCCGCCTGACGCCGCCGAGTTGTTAATCAGGTTGCCGGTCGCCGCCGTGGAATCCAGGCAGCGGGCCTGAATGCCATTCGGGGTACGGACGTTCGAAGAATTGTCCGACTTGATGGCGTTCTGGGAGAAGAACTGGCCCAGAGCAATGCTCTTGAGGCGCTCCTGCTTGTATTTGCCCTCAGGGCCGAGACGATCAATCATCGCGCGATCGGCGAAGATGTAATCGTCGATGAAGTAGGTATCTTCCTCGCGCAGGTTGAAAGAGCCGGTTCCCTGGTTGCCCGCTTCATTCAGACCGCGAAAACCGACGGTCGGCAGCGATGCGATGTCCATATAGGCCCGCTTGCCGCGTTCGGCCGGCAGGATCGGGATCGCCCGCATCAGGTCCGATTCCTCGATCATGTTCTCGACGAATGCGCGGGTCGGATCGTTCTCATCGATCGACTTGGCATATTCGACGAAGTTTGTCGGGGTCGAAATCGTGGTGGTGAGCGAAACCATTTAAGTGCCCTTTCGTCTAAGCCGAGCGCTGTGCGCGCCGCTGGTCCTGCGCGTGGCGCCGCTGTTCAAAACTCATATTGTCGAAGCCCGG